TAGGTTCGGATTATAACAATCTACCATATTTATAATAAACAATAGGAGATATTAATGGCAGTACAAATTCCAATATGGCCAGGTTCATCATCATTCTTTCCAGATATGACACCGTTTGGTTATTATGATAATGATTATGAGTTTCAACAAGATGTTGATAAGGTGTCATCTTGGTGCGCCAAACGATTGGGTTATCCAATTGTTGATATTGAATTACAAGATATAAACTTTTATGCATGTATTGAGGAAGCGGTTACCGAATATTCAACTCAAGTAAACCAATTTAATATTAGAGAAAACCTTTTAAATATAAAGGGTAGTTCAACCTCTTCAAATTTATCACAAACAGAATTAAATGCAAACTTAGGTGGATTGATATCTTTAGCAAAAGATTATGGTACAGAAGCAGGTAGTGGTGGTAGAGTAACGTACTATACAGGCTCATTTATTGCAAATGCAGACCAACAAGTGTATGATTTAACCGACCCTACGTTAGTTTCATTGGAAAGTGGGACTCCTGGTGTGGATACTATTGAAATTAAGAAGATGTTACATAATGCACCACCTGCAATGGTAAGGTACTTTGACCCATTTGTAGGAACTGGATTAGGTTCACAACAAATGATGGATACATTTGGATGGGGTAACTACTCACCAGGTGTTTCATTTATGATGTCACCTTTGTATGATGACCTTTTAAGATTACAAGCAATTGAATTTAACGATATGGTTCGTAAATCTCAATATGGATTTGATATTCAAAACAACAGAGTAAGATTATTCCCAATACCTGAGAGTAGTTATAGAGTACACTTCCATTATATATTAGATTTGGAAAGAAGAAACCCAATCATAGACAATTCAGTAGTATCTGATTATTCAAACGCACCATTTGATAGAATTAAATACACTAGAATAAATCATGTAGGAAAACGTTGGATTCACAAATACGCATTGGCATTAGCAAAAGAAATGTTAGGTGCAGTAAGAGCTAAGTTTAGTTCAGTACCAATTCCTAACTCAGAAATAACATTAGATGGTGCAGATTTAAGAAGTGAGGCATCTACAGAAAAAGAAATCTTAATTTCAGAATTAAGAGAAAACTTAGAAGCAACTTCTAGAAAAGCATTGTTACAAGCACAACAAGAAGAATCAGAAGCTATGGAATTAACTCTTAATAGAGTTCCAAAAGCAATTTATATTGGTAGTTTTTTATTACCATTTATAGGGTTACTAATATAATGGCGTTATTCGGTGGAGAAAGAGATGCATCTTTGTTTAGAAAAATAAACAAAGAATTAATAACGGATATCATAGATACTGAAGTGTATTACTATAAATTAATTATAGAAGATACCAAATCTAACTTATATGGTGAGGGTAAAAGTAAAATATACCACAATCCTATAAAAATACCCACATTGGTTGATAGAACAAATGCTGAGCAGGTATTTGATGATTTTGGTTCATCTTATACTAGAAATGTAAACTTTTATTTTTTAAGAGACATATTAAAAGATAAAAATGTGTTTCCTGAGATTGGTGATGTAATTGAGTGGAATGATGAGCAGCATATTGTAGATGTAATATTTCAAAATCAATTCTTCGCAGGTAAGAATCCAGAAACTTGGGATGGTGGTGATTCACAAGGATATAATCTATCTATTCTATGTGAAACTCATGTAGCAAGAAAAACACAACTTAATTTAAAAGATGATGTTAGAGTGGGTGTTAATAATAATAACAATGACTTACCAATAGGTATATAATGGCAATAAAGTATAGACAAAATAGAGATGAAAAGGTAGATTTGAAAAGAACACAAAGTTCTACTTCAGATGACCCTATATTGAATAAAGCTAAACAAATATCTCGTAAAAACGATGATGTAAAAAATATATCAGTTGGTATATACGATATTGACTTAGCATTTAAAGATTTTTTAGAGAAAGATGTCAGACCTACTATCGAAGAAGGTGGAAACTTTATTCCAGTACCTGTATTATATGCATCACCTGAAAATTGGGTATCTGCTCAAAGAGATGGGTTTATAAGAGATGCTAATGGTAAAGCACAGACTCCATTAATCTCATTCAAACGAAACTCATTGGATGTAAACACCGAATATTCAAAATTAAAGGTAATGACTGATGATGATACATCACGAACCTTTGTAAAAAAATATACACCTAAGAATAGATACGATGCATTCTCGCAACTAATAGATTCAAAACCTATTGATGAGTATCATATTGTAGACAATCCAGATTATGTTAACATTAGTTATGATGTTATAGTGTGGTGTGATTATATGGAAGATTTAAACAAAGTGGTTGAACAAATCATTTACTTTCAAGGTGGGGTCTTTGGTGAAAGATATAAATTCCAAATCAAAGGTGAATCTTACTCGTTCGAAACAACAAATGGGGTAGGTGAAGAGCGAATTGTTAAAAGTAACGTAACTCTTACATCAAAAGCATATATTATACCTGAAGATAGGGGTAAACGAGTAATGAACTCTCAAAAGGCGTTTGGCACATCTAAGATTGTGTGGAATACTAGACTAGACACTTAGTGTTTACATTATAATTTTAATATTTATACCTATAAGTTAGTATAATAAAAATAAATGTTATGGCAGAAGTAAAAAACGTTACTGAAAAACAAAATATTAAGTTTGAAGAAGACGAAATTAAAAAAATAGAAAAGTTTAGAAACGATTTTTCAGAAGTTACCGCAAAGTTAGGAGAAGTTGAGATTGAATTAACCTTAATCGAAGCTCAGAAAGATAATGTTGTAAAATTCAAAAATCAATTAAAAGACCAATACTTAAAGCTAAGAGAATCTGAAATTAAGTTAGCAGGGGAACTTAAAGAGAAGTATGGTGATGGTGAATTTGATATAAACACAGGTATGTTTACACCATCGACATAAATATACATCGTTTCCAATTTTTAGAAGTATTTATTAGTATATAAACCAAAAATTATAATAGGAGAATAAAATGGCAGAAAGAATAGTAAGTCCTGGTGTATTTACCAGAGAAAAGGACTTGTCGTTTCTACCCCAAGGAATTGGTGAAATCGGAGCAGCACTAATAGGGTCTACAGTTAAGGGCCCTGCATTCGTTCCGTACCCAGTAGACTCATTTCAAAAGTTTCAACAAGTATTTGGTGGATTGACAGAAGATTCATATCTACCATATACTGCACAGGCTTATTTAGAGGATGCAGGAACAGCAACAATCGTTAGGGTATTAGGACAAGATGGGTATACCTTAGAAAACCCAATCGGATTAATTATATCCTCATCAGCAGGTACTAAATTAGCAGGTGTACTACACCCAACTACAGGTGTAACATCCGATACTGACGTATTTAAAAGTAGTTCGGTATCAGACCAATTTGGGTCAACTGATGTGTCAGCATCATTGTTTACACTAACAACAAGTGGTTCTGAGGCTACTGCAGCAGTATTTTCAGCATCTTTAAATCCAACAAATAGTAATTACTTTACAAAATCATTTGGATTTTCACCAAGAGGAGCACAAGACGCATATGTCTTCGCAAATTTTAAAACATTCCAATCAGAATCATTTGCAACAGGTGAGATTCCAGTTGTAACATTAGATGTTGCTAAAGATATTGATTACTCTAAAGCATATACTGAGGCATCAACACCTTGGATTACATCACAGAAAGTTGGTGGTAATACTACTAACTTAATTAAGTTCCATACTCTATCACATGGTAATAACACTAACTACGAATTTAAAATTGGTATTCAGGATATTAAACCCGCAGGTTCAGTACCTGGTTCTGAATATGGTTCATTTACTGTAGTTGTACGAAGAGTAGACCAAGACAAAGTTATTGGTTCACCATTTGTAGGTATAGTTGATAGCGATATCAGACCTAACTTAGTAGAATCATTTCAAGGTGTTAACTTAGACCCTAATTCTCCAAACTTTATCGTTAGAGTGATTGGTGATAAGTATATTACAGTTGATGCTAATGGAAAATTATCAACAAATGGTGATTATCCTAATAACTCGGAAAATATTAGAGTAGAAGTAACTAATGCAGTTAAAGAAGAAGCAATAGACGCATCTTTAGTACCATTTGGTTTCGCTGCACTGCAAAATCCATTCGGAACTGCATTTACTGTACCGAATCCAGCATATGTATCAGCACAACAAATCAATAACTCATACAATCCTAAGAAATTTTATGGATTTGATTTTGATTTAACTACAACTGATAACTTAGCGTTTTTAGCACCAACACCTGATACAGGAACTGCAACTGTAGGAACTGCATTTTACTTAGGAGATAATAACCAAGATGCCGGAGCTAATTTCCCATCATCTACATCACCTAATTCAGGTTCTATTTCATTATCAGATGCAACTACATCAATTAACTCTCGTAAGTTTATAGTACCATTTCAAGGTGGTTTTGATGGATTCAAACCAAATAGAATTGTAAGTACTACTGGTGATATTACTGCCGGAAACACACAAGGGTATGATTGTTCATCTAATACAGCTACTGGAACAATTGCATTTAGAAAAGCAATTAACTCAGTATCTAATCCTGATGAATTTGATATTAATATGTTAGTAATTCCTGGTCTTATCCACAGATTACATT